CCCATAATCAGAGTGACTAGAATAGCTACGAAGGTCTTCCTGATAGTAGATTTACTCTCACCCCATGCTGCATTGAAGGTCCTGAAGAATTCAATCGCCGCATCCATATCCTCCGGCTTTGTATGCCTGAAGCGACAATTTATGTCAGTGTGCTGTTGCTTATAGACTACGGCCTCAATGATTGCGGTGATTGCCTCAAGATCTTCATTGGTTAGGTTGTAGCGACGTCTAGAGCCTGCCCGGTCACTGTAACTCTGCCCAGCATACACCTCAATTTCCTCAGTCATTAGACTATCCTTTCGTCTTCACGATAAGTAAAATCTTCAGTATCTTGAAATCTTTCGTCAGGGTTAGCCCAATGATCATTCCTCGCTTTCGCCAATCTCCGCAGTCGATCTTGTACGGTTGAATTCTTGAATGGATCAGTATCCTCTTTTTTACTACCAGAAAACCATGAGAAGAATAGGATTCCCATAGTACTAACCGCTGTCAGATATAAAGCTCCTGCTTTCATAAGGGCCTTGATCATCTTCCACGTTTCAAGGTCAGAGGCCATAATTAGAGCTACGATATTGAGGAAGAATCTTCCATTCGCCCCCATAAATGATGAAATTGTTTTAGCTGATACTGAGAATTCTACATCATGGCAGAGGCCGGCTGGAGCAATACTAACACCATGGATTGAGTCAGGAACTATTGCGTCACCCCATCCCTGACCAGCTCCACAGAATGTAGGCCACTTGGCTGAAGGCAGATCATATGGCCAGAGGGGTGCGAGGAACTCTGGGATGGTCAGGATCGCACCCCTATGTGCAATTTTAACGAAGTTCATTCCAAGACCTCAATCCTCACAGTCGTCATTGTCAGAGGGCCAGCCACAGATGGGACAGAACCCTCCGATGTAATGGAAGCCACACATTTCGCACTCGACTACCATCACCCACCCTACTTATTATAATAGACAGTGACAGAGGTACTGGAATCTTTCCAGGGAGCGTGGAGGTACACTCCACCGTGAGCCGTTCCAGTATCCTTGTCACCTTCACCATTGGGGCCGATCCCCGGCTTGTAGACAAAGCCATCTTTATTTTTATCTGACGGTATATCACAGGTAGCTGGATTATCCCCACGACAGTTCTTAGAGGTGTTGGGCACAGTATATTCTCTTCCTGAAGAGAAGACAAACTTGATAGGTCCAGGTCCAAAGGATGGCCCCTTCTTATTGATGCGCCATGCCCTCCTATCATTCCGCACTCCGTATGAATTGTAAGACTCCTTGGAGTTGTACTCAAGGGATTCACTCACACCTGGAGTGGGAACACTGACCTCACCATTCTCAATTACGGGATCCTCATTAGGAGTAGTAGGAGGTTTCACTTCGGAAGTGGTTGGAAGATTCACTGGGGCCGCGGGCGCGGTGGGTACTGAGGATACTACTGAATTATCTGTAGACGAAGTGGCCACTGGAAGGTACTTAGCCACAGAGTCCTTAATGCCTTCGAGGGCGGACATCGCCCCCTGAGTGGCAGCAGAGCCAGAGGCATCCTGAGTTGGTGAGGCTGAATTCGTGAGGCCATCGGCCTCAGTCTTCATCGTCCCCGTCCCCGATCCGTCCACCTTCTGAGAGAACGCTATATCGGTGAAATTGATACTGGCAGAGCATCCACTGATGGTGCCCACCATAAGAGAGAGTGCCACTATAATCGAGGTGTAAAGATTCATCTTGATTCCTCCAGAGCAAGTTATGCCACTGAGGGGCCTAATGTGGCCTCTGCGCATGCGCGGCGGTGGGTAGGTGGGACTATTCGTTGAGGCCTGCTAACTCCTGAGCCCTCTGCTTAATTCTATCAAGGTCTTCCATAGAAAGATGGGCATGAACCCCTCTGGTGTCAACTCTCTGGATGGCCTTACCCATCTCGCGATCCAAGAGACCATTAGCCTCTTTGAGGATGACTGAAGCCGAGGCTTCCTTACCCAAGACTGATCCAGCCTCCAACACTTCCTTAATCCTCTGAATGGCTAAAGGTGCTAGGTCTGCAATCTCACGGGCTAAGTCCACTGTCCCAGCGTCACGAGCTGCCCTCATGATGGAGAGTTTGTCCTTAACCACTGGAGAATTCTTCACATTAGAAACTGTCTGAGGAGTGCATCCCATCGCCTCAGCGATGTCCTTCCCTGATTGACCCAGTACCAGCCTACGTGCTATCTCATGATGATTGTCCCACATCTCGGAAATCTGCCATCCCGACCTCTTCTCCTTGTGGCGCTTATCAGTACGTGAAGAATCCAGCCAGCGGGACTTAGGATAAGAGTAAGTCTTAGTTTCCCCTGAGGGAGTAATGTATTCTGCAATTTGTAGATCTGACATAAGGTGCCTCTGATTTAGGTAAAATTCCTGCCTATGTGGGAATTGTACCAGACCTGAGGCAGGCTGTCAATGAAGTAATTGGTATATTAGATAGGACTAGATCACCAATTCTATCACCAAAACCCTTTATGTAATCATCCTCATGTGGAGAATCCTGGGCGAAGCCCAAGGGTCTGCTCGCTGTCGCTCGTTCCGAACTATGGAACGCATTAGCGTTTCGGCCCATGACCAGGAGGATTTCCTATGTTCCATATTGTAATATAGAAGATAGCTCTTAGGACAGGTATGATTGCTATATTACGAAATGGAACATAGAAGATGGAATTACACCATTTGGTACCATAATGAAATCTCCAACACAATGTAGGCAAGGGGTTCTAATGCGTCGCCCACTAGCTTTCCCCCATCGCACCCCTTCACATCGCCATGGGTGATACATGGAGTTGACACCTGGGTGGCAATGGTGTATAATGTATTTATGTGAAAGGGCCATGTGGCCAACAGACCAGTAACCAATAATGAGGTAAGACCATGACACAAGTAACGTTCAAAGTATCCATGAATGATGAAGAGAAGAAAGCTGGGAATGCCAAGGAAGTCAAGCTTAACGTGGATATGAGTAAGGCCACTCGTGAAGAGCTGGAGACGGCAGCCCTGAAGTCTTATGTGATTAAGATTCAGGGAGAATTCAGGCCCAATTGGGATAAATTTATGGCTGGAGATTATCCCAAGGATATTACCTACGGTCAGGTGTTATTTGCTAAGAAGGCTGCCAGAGTAATGACCGAGGCGGAGAAAGTGGCTGCATACAAGTCCGATGCATTGGCAATGTCGGAAACCGAGCGCCTGGATAAATTGTTTATGGATGGGCTCATCACGGAAGAAATGTATGATATGTTGATAAAGGTCGCTGTGGCTAAAGAAGAGGCCGAACAAGGATAATCTCGGCCAAGCAAATGATGGGAGTGGCCTCGAAAGGGGCCATTCCTACATTACATTATGGAACATAGGGATGGTCACGCAGTGACCAATTGTCATGGATGTAATGGGGTTAATGGGGTTAATGCAGGTAATGCAGAAAATGGACCCCTACCGTACGCGCAATTTTGTCATGGGATTTTATGGGGGTTAATATGATTTGTCATGCTTTTAAAATGAATATATAACTAATACAAATAAAGTATATATAGATAATACATTACATATATAACTAGAGACAAATGTACCAACCATGCCCAAATATTGAATGGATGAGCGCACGGACGGGGTCCATTAACCCAATTATGTACATGCACTGCGTGCAACCAATTACACCCATGACAATGGTGACTGGTATCACCCAAAGGGGAAAATAATAATATCCGTAGTTGTTGACATTCCATTCATTGCATGTTAATATTCACCAATAACCTGGGCCATCAGGCCCACAACTCAAACAAATGGAGAAGGCTATGTACATTACACCTGAAAGTGAAGTAGTCATCTTGTGTGACCTTAGACTTGATGTAGAACGTGGTAAGTGGTATCCTACATCTCAGCCTACATTTGAGCCTGAACTGTGCATCCTTAAAGGACAGACTATGATCCTCAATTCCCTCTTCTGGAATGACTCTGGTCAATTTGGAATTAACTTCACCATTGAAGGTGAAAACTCTGGACCTGAATTCTCTCCTGAAAATCTTATGGAGTGTATGAAAGAAGGGTGGCTTGTATAGTCCATCACACAAAGTGATGTCAGCACTGGGCATTTGCCCAACATTAACCAAATGGAGATAATCATGGCAAAGTATTCTGAGGTACCTAGTTGGGCAACTGCAATGGTAGACAACTTTAGGCGCATGGCTAGCATCCCACCTGAGGTCACTAACCTGGAGATATTCCAAGTGGTGGAAGATCAAGACCTCTGTCTACTGGACAGCGAAGAGGATAAGATGGACATACTCAGGTCAGAGTTAGGACTTGACTAATACTAAATAACATCAGGGACTGATAGTACTCCAGCACTCTTCGAGTGCTATCAGCCCAGACCCTTCCAACCAACTAACCTATTGAGGTGAATTATGAAATCTAACTCCCGACGTACTCATAAGAATGTCTATACGCCTCTTGAGGCAATGTCCACCGAAGCAGTGTGCCTGGGAGTCCTATGGAGCCTTGGGGCTGCAGCCCTTGTGGCTCTCCTCATATTCTTCGGCACTCATGCTGCCCAAGAAGTATTTGCACCCTTGGTGCAGGCACTCCAAGGGCCTGAGATACCCAAATTGTAGGATTGCGGACAGCAATCACCTTCACCCTAACTCTTCCAGCAGCCAATGGAGATTATCATGAAAACATTTCAAGTTACACTCAGAGGATTTGATGGTGGTTCTAGTGATACAGACCACTTAATCCTTTGGATAGCTGCGGATACTGAGACTCAAGTCCTTCAGCATCTTAATGGTAACGGGATTGAATACGACTCAGTTGAGGAAATAGAAATTGATCCTGAGGACACAGCAGTGGACTATTCACTTTCTACGGCCTCAAGAGGAAGATTGCTTAAGTAATCACCTTTGTGCTGACCTGTTCAGCAAAGCTGAATTGCTACATTACAATTTGGAACATAGCAAATGGGCCTAGGGCCCACCATCCCACAGGGCAGACCAAAGGTCTAATTACTAACAATGTTCGGAGAACATGAGATGAAACAATACACTAAGGTTGAAGATCTGATTGAGGATGTCAGGAAGATTGATCCAGGGGCAGCCCCCTACCTTGACAGTGATGCTCAGAACCTATCCTCATGGTCATGGATTCCTGAATTTAGTACTCTAAGTACAATATTCATATGGCATGAGACTCCTCAAGGATGGGATTTCTGGAATCATATAGATACTTTATTAGAGGAATTACATAATGAGTAAACTAGACCAAGTTCACACACGCAAGGCAACCCTTGCCATCTCCACCCGTGCTGACATGAGGCACCTGGCGACCCTAGTCGCCTTCTGGCGTGGGGCTGGTGAGGCACCAAGGTCCATTTCTGAGTTAGCAAGGTTATCCCTGGAAAGCTTTGCTGAGATGCTGGTAACATCTCATATGGTAGACTTCATAGACAGTCAGGAGGCGGCCTCTGAACTCCTGGCCACAACTGGCCTCATGACCCAGGGAGTCCAAAGGACTAATGTCCTCAAGGCCCTTGCTAAAGAAGGCAAACTCAACCCTAACTCCCTCCAAACATTCTTGGACCCTGTGGAGAAGGTCAAACTTCACTCAAAAGGTAGGAAGGATGCAGCAGTAGGGAATGATTCACCTGAATTGCTCCAGGCTCAGGCCCTCCTTAATGAACGCCTACTTAAGGAACTCAGTGGCCAGATTGAAGAAGGGCAGAAAAGAAGTCAGGATATGTTCTCAGTACTTGGGGAAATCCCTCCCATAGAATAACTCATATAACAAGGAGAAAGTAATCATGAGTTCTGAACCCCAGCACGTTAGTGCTTCACTACAGGCCCTCCAAGAGGATTTGGCTCACCAGTTGTTTGGTATTCCTCTCTCAAGAGCCAAGGAAATTGGAGTCTGCATCAATTGTAAGAAACTTGCCGCACCCCGTTGCTATTCTCCTGCAGGACGTAAGGAATATTCAATCAGTGGGCTCTGTGAACTCTGTTTTGATGAAATAACTGGATAATACCACCACTAGTGGCACTAATGTGCCAAGCCTAAGAACACTAGCTGCCAGCGGCAGTACTGGAGAACTAATGAGAACAGAAGAAGAGAGAACTAG